TACTGCCGATCATTTATCACCAAGTCAATTAAATAAAAATATAGATCAATGGTTTTTTGACTATTGCAAACTAACTGCTGCCGAAAGAAAAAAATTAAAACCTAATTTAAAAATGATATTTGGTGGATTAGCTGGTCAAGGTATGCAAGACATGATTACAGAAAATTTAACATTAGAACAAGTAATGAAAGGTAAAAAATGACAGATCAAATAATGATGCAACTTGCAAAACTGCAAACAGAAAACAGAAATCTTAAACAAGATATAAAAAAAAGCACACAATTATTATTAAAAAGAGATGATGAAAAAACAGAATTAATTAAGGAAATAGATAAACGACAACAATTAATAGACTTTTTAAATAAACAACTAAATGATGAGAGGAAAGACAATGAAAAAAGCAGAAAAAGTGCCAGAAGAAAAAAGTAAAGGTTCTTTTAAAGACAGAAGAAAAGAATGTTTAAAAGAAATAGGTAATATACCAACTGTTTCTATTAAAGGAAAACAATATGCAATTGTTGTAGAAAGACATAAACATTTATTACAAAGATTTCCAGAGGCTAGATTTAATGAAGAAATATTACACCATGATAATGACAGGGTGATTGTTAAAGTAGAATTATATATTAGCGATACAATTTATAGTGTAGGTCATGCAGAGGAGTTTAGAAATTCATCTTATATTAATAAAACAAGTGCATTAGAAAACGCATCAACAAGTGCGTTAGGTAGATGTTTGGCTGCCTTTGGACTATCAGGATCTGAATTTGCTAGTGCTGAAGAATTAGTTAATGCTTTGAACAATCAAGGTAATAACAAACAAGTTTCAATTAACGAACAAATAAAGAAGCAGACAACAGAAACAAAACTAACTGCTCTTTATAGTAATTGGAAAAAAGAAAATGATTCAATAGAAAAGATTTTTGAATCACAACAAAAAAGCATACAAACCAATGGAGGACAAAATGCAAAACAATGGTAGTGGTAAGCAAAAGGATTGGGTTCTATTTCCTTATGATGCCAACAATGAAAAAGCCATCAAAATTGATTTTTCAGGAAATGTTAATTTAGATAATGGCAACAAAGGAACAATACTAGGTGTTAAAGCTCAATCAAAAGATGGCAACACCAAGTTTGTCAAAGTCTATGCACAGGTCGGAGTCTTATTTAAAGGTGATGACAAGTTTACTGGAGAAATGAACTATCCTGATGCTGGAGGACATAAAGGTTTAATTGGTTGGTTAAACGATCAGGGAACAATACTTTCTGGTTATAAGAATGAACCTAGACCAAAACAGAATAGTCAAAAACCTAAACAACAACAAGCTCCTTTTTAGTTAGTTAATTGAAAGTTGTTATTTTAGTTTTGGCTTTACTTACAAGTGAGGGATATGTTTTACATAAAGTTAAATTTGAAACTACCCTTACTTGTGAGGAGATACATAAGTCAGTAATAAAATTTAAAGAAATAGGAAAAAGAACATATCCAATATACCAAAACAAATTAGCTTTTGCTCATTGGTGTGAAGATAACAAAGGTAATTATGTCAGATAATGTAAAATTTATAAGTGAGATAGAAAGATTATTAAAACAAAAACAAAATGATTATGGACACTTTGACCATACCTCTTATGTAATGGTAGGAATTATGGAAAAATATCTATCAATTCATAATAACCAAGATGTTAAAATACCCTTGAAATTCTTTGGTTTATTTATGATTTTGTTAAAATCATGGCGAATCATGCAATCAAAAGATTACAAAAAAGATTCATTTGATGACATCAATGGATATACAGAATTATTGAGGAGGTTAGTCATAGATGAAAACAAGAACAACTAAAAGACCAATGACTCCTAAAATGCTTAAGCTATTGCAATTTATTAAAAATTATACTAAAAAATACAAATATAGTCCGACTTTTTCAGAAATGGCTAAAGAGTTGGGTTATAAAAGTAAAAATTCAGTAAGTGTGCTGATACAAAAACTAGAACAAAGAAATGAGATTAAAAGAGAATATTCTGGTTATAGTAGAAATGTTGTATTGAATGACTAAAGTAATTAAAACATCAAGCATAGAGTTAGCTGCTGATTTTGAAGAAATTTTTGATGGTGCAAATGTTGAAGAAGCAACGAAAAAAGCACACAATCAAAAAATGCCTAGTGAGTTTGCAAAAGTAAATATCACCGAACACAAACTTGTTAGTGCAAATATTAAAGTTATCGGTGAGGTAAATGATGAGCTTAAGAAATAGCAACATTAGGTTGTACACAAAGCTAGACAAAGCACACAAAAAAATTATGGGTGCTAAAGAAAGTGGCAGACAATGTGTACACACTCTGCAAAACTTCAAGGAATATAACCAATTGTTCCGAAGAATAGTTGAGGCAGAAAATAAAGATGCTAGATTTTTATATACTTAATTAAGTATATACAAAAAGTTGCATTTATTTTAAGGGGTTCTATACCCTAAATGAAAGGAAAGACATGAAACTATCAGATAGAGCAAAAAAAAACTTTGTAGAAGATAATGAATTTTATATTCACATTGGTAAAAAAATTAAAGAAGCTAGATTAGCAAGAGAAATATATGTTCAAAACTTTGATGAAAAATTAGAGGTACATGGATATTATATTAAGAAACCTGCAACGCAGCAGATACTAGCAAAAGCACTCAAAACAACTTTTCAACAAATAGGTAAGTATGAAAAAGGACAAAACAGAATACCTATTGTTAATTTAATTAGAATATCTAAATTTTTAAATAAACCTTTAGATTATTTTTTAGATATTAATAAAGAAACTATGATTCAATCTTTTATGTCTAAAATGAACAATGAGATGCGTAAGTAATGTTTGTTCCTATAGAAGAAAAACTTAAAAAAATAATTCCTAATGTTGACCAACATGATGAGTTTGAATATTACAAACAAATCTTACCCAAGATGATAGCCAATGGTCATGCAGCTCATCAAACAATACCTGGATATAAAGATTGTAAGCCAGAGATAGAAGCATTTAGATGGTTTGATGGTATTAACATTCCTGTTCATGGTTATTGTGATCTAAAAGGTAAAGTTATTATTGAGGATAAATGTAAGTTTCCCAAAAGAGGTAGAGTTAAAAAAGATGGCACTAGGTCTTGGCTAACTAATAAACTACCAGAAACTGTAGAGCCTTATAATTTTTTACAAATAGATTTTTATTATTCTGTATTTAAGTTGCCAGTTTATATTTGTTATATCAATGAGGAGTCTTACAAAGTATTTAGTGCAGATAATTGCGATGACTTAAAACCAGAGAATATAGAAAAGAGAATACCAAAGATAATACAAAGATGTAAGATAAGACAAAACCTAATGAAGATAAGCACAGATCCTAAAGTTGTAAAAGATTACATTCAACCACAATTTGACCATTACTTTTGGCGAAACGAAATGGAAGAAAATTACTTACCTGATGCTATGAAGTTTTGGGAAAGTTAATTACCAATCAAATTTACTTTCATTTTCATAAGTCTTATCCTCATCAGCTTTACGCATACATTCGTAATGAGCATGACCTTTAGGATAAAAACTTACAAAGCTATCGCTATTTAAAATCTCTGCTGAACAGTATCTACAATTTCCAACTAATGTGATTATAGTTTTAGATTTAACCCAAATTTTTTTATGATTTTTTGGCAGTTCGTTTTGATCGTTTTAATGCTTTACTTGAAACTGTACCTTTACCCTTTCGGCTAGTACCAGCTTTTTTTCTTTTGTTCATGTAATAGTACAATCCTTTTTTAACTGTACGACCATCTTTAGTTTTGTGATAACCTTTTTTCATTATTCAAACTCCTTTAATATTTTTATTTTTTCTTCTGCATTAGCAATTTTTTCAATTAACTTATCTACCTCATCAATGTGTTGTGGGTGTTCACCTATCCCTACACTATTGTTAAAATAAATTTTAATTGTGGCATCAGCTTCAGATATTTGAGCTTCATACCTTTTTTCTAACGCATCAAGAATTACTTGTTTCATATTTTAATTAACCCTCCGACCATACCCAACCATCAAAATGATTACACCTAATTGTTATTTTTTTTTCTTTTTTTTCTTCTTATTTTTCTTTGGAGGTCTTCCTCTTTTAGAACCATAAGTACCTTTTCCCATTGGCATAGTTATCTCCTTTTGTTTTTACGACCCATATACCAATCGCCAGGTTCATAATCCCATCGTTTACCATGATGACCTCTTATATCAGCATATAGCATTCTTGCTTTGACTATTAATTTTATAATAGACCTTACCATTTTTTACAAGACCAATATCTTGCAGAAAATACATCTTTTGCACTAGCACATTTATGCCTAGCTCTAAAACTCTTTTTAGCTGCTGGGTTGTTTTTTCTTATTTTCATGTTGGCATCGCCATATCTAATAATCTTTTCTTTGCCACCCTTACAGGCTTTCACTACAAATTTTTTACCACCCTGTACTTGTCGTTTAGGTGAATTACATTTCATTTTTGA